AGATGGAAAGAAGACTACAGTACCTTGTTGGAGAGGAATACTATGTTTTTGTTCACCAATAAAAATATCCAATCCACCACCAAAATAATCTTTTGGATTTGATAGCTCAACTACTCCAGAAAGAATTCGATATTTTCCTTCTGATCCAATATCAATATGTTTATTATAATGGTCTAGTGTATTATACTTAGCTATTTGAATAGGTTCTATTTCACTTAGTTCTTGTAAATGAGTTGACTCACTTTCATAAAACATTAAATCAATAATCTTTTTTACTATCTTATTACATTCTTCACCAGAATTAGGATCAATCCAAGCTACTTTACTTTTTCTTAAAAATAAATTTGGTTTTGGATTACCTGTTGTAGCTACCTCAAATTTATCTTGTGAATAATTTATAAGATATTCGCATTCTTTTTTTGTTAATACGTTATTATAATACTTATATGTTGGTCTCATCTAAAAATCCTATATTAAAACTGACTATGATTCTATCTTCTGTAGAATTATTAGGTAATGATCTATGAGGCAACCAAGAAGGAAATATAACCATTAAACCTTCTTCTGGAGAAATACTATGTTTAGTTTCTACATTTGGGAACGTAGGCATATTAGTATGCATAAACATTGTTTTAGCTACCCATGAAGGATCATGAAAAACAATATCTCCACAATTCTTTGGAGCCTTAGAATAGAACACACCACTAAGGTATGAGCTAGAATGCACATGTTCAGGTACAAAGGCACCTGGTGGATAAATTGTTGTCCACATGTTAATAATATTCATTTTCTTATTATTTGGATTTACTGTATTAATCATAGTCTTTGAAAAATCAAAAATAAAATTAGATACATTTTTCCATTCTGGGTTATGAAATAAATCTTCAACTGAGTTAAAAGAAGTAACCCCACTTTTATAAAAGTCTTCTTTTTTAGACGATTTTATTCCTTGATCCCATTCTTCAGAAACTAAACTACCTTCTTTTAGATTATCTCTTAAACTATAGGAAAGAGCATTAAGCTCTTCCCTGATAGATACTAAGTCCGACTTCCCAATCAAAAGTGGTGTAGCCATTATTGGTCTTAAAAATTCACTCATTTATTTGGTCTCACTGGCCATTCTATTTCAGTTGCAGGATCTACATCTGGGTATAAGTTTGTTAAATTACGAAGAGCAGTTCTATATGCTGCCCATTCAATTTTCTTTTCAGCACTTAGTGGTGCATCTAAAGTTTGTGTCCAATCACAATCTCTTAATTCTCTATCTCTTCTAAAACGAATACAATAGTTTGTTAAATGAGCTTGATCATGTGTGATCACATCCCAATTCCATACAAAATTATTACCTTCCTTTGAAAAGTGTAATCTACGTAATTCTTGTTTAGCTGTAATTTCAGGTTTATTATCTAATATTGGTCTATAACCATGTTGATGCATATTTTCTGGTATAACATGCAAGTTTGGAAATACGTATTTTAAATTTTCTTCCAATATAGGAGCACCAATAGGTTGCTCATTTTGTCCTACTTCAATATATTCCATAATATTCCTTATGTTGCAAGAGAAGGGTATGCTCTTCCTGGGCCCCAAATAATACGTACTCCCCCAACTCCACCATTTCCTGATGCAGATGGCCAGGAGCTTCCTGGACCACCACCGCCACCGCCATAGTCACCGCCTTTGATATTGTCAGAGCTTTGTGCAGTGCCAGAAAATGGATTTTCACCATACATTCCATTACTTCCACCATGAGCACCACTACCACCGCTTCCTTGGCTAGGGTTATTAGTATATCCTTGAAATGGATTATAAAATGGGTTTCCAGAAGAAGGGTATCCTGTATTTCCGTTAAGGCCTACCCCACCACCAGCACCTGAACCATAAGTAGAGCTATAGTATGCACCACCACCACCACCATTATTAGCAGTATTCCAAGTTTCTTGTTGGTTATAACCTCTACCTACATAACCACCAGCACCACCACCACCTGGATGACCTGTAGCATTACCTCCAGCTCCACCACCGTCACCTATATATCCACCACCATAACCATTAGCGGATGGTCCATTGTTATTTTGAATGCTGCCACCAGCGTTGCCTCCACCGTAACCTGCTACTGTACTAGTATTCATAAAATAGCTTGTACCCCCGCCCATTAAAGCTTGAGTACTTGTAGTGCTAGGATAAGATAAACCACCAGCACCAACTTTAACTTCATAACTAGTTCCTGGTTTTACTTTAATATTGTTTTTCCAACCTAAGCCACCGCCACCGCCAGCTGGATTTGCCCATCCATCATAGCCTGCACCACCACCACCTACGGCTACAACCGATACTCCATATACTCCAGCAGGAGCAACCCACGTATAAGTTCCAGCAGTTGTGTAAGTTTGTTGACCTGTAACCAATGTTGGAAGGGTAACTAATCCCTCTACTTCTACAGGGTATTTAGTTCCGTTAACAGTTAGATAAGAGTTTGCTAAATCTACTCCGCCAGAAGCTGCTAATGAGGTTACTTGTAATTCTTCAACTGTTAATTTAGTTGCCATTTAAAATCTCCTTAAGTAGCAGAAGAAGATTCTCTTGCCCTAGCTAGCTCTGTTCTCTCTGCAGCAAGTTCCTCTTCAGTCATTGCACGAATAGTACCATTAGCCTTGATAAGTCTAAGACCCATTAAGCTGTCTGCACAAGTTTCAAAACCTTCTAAATTAGTACCTTCAATTGGGTTTAAGTAGCAGATTTCACTTTTATTTTCAGAATTAAATTTTACGTACATTTTAACGATCTCCATAGTTTAGGGCTGTATCAGTCCAGATTTTCTTGATAATAGAGCTTGCTGCGCCAGCATATGTCATACTAAATCTAGATTGGAATAAAGAGCTTAACATTCTCATATCACAAATAATAGATGCATTTGTAAAGGTAGTATTAAGATTATAGAAAAAGTTAGTATCCTTAAATCTATATGTGGTTTGATATTGATCAGTACTAACTAAACAAGCAAGTATGGTAGTATTAGCAGGAACTGAGAAGGTGCCTGTCAGGTTTGTATTTTGTGTAGTAGTTGAACTTGAGGCAAGACTTGTACCAGTAACTCCAGTAACACCACTGTAAAGTCCTGAATTAGGAGCAAGTACAAACATTTGTGCACCTTCATATCCCGCAGACCAATAATCAGAGCAGTATGCTGCTAATGAAATAGTAATAGCAGCTCCACTAGTATTACGAATAGGCATAATACGAAAACTATGGCCACCATAGCTTGTATTATTATCATAATGGAACACATCACGAGAATAACCTAAACGATTACCATTAGAGAATTGTAGTTGGCGACTTAGTCCACCTTCAAAATCACCAAAGTGGGCTAGTTCACTAGTTCCTGAATTTCCATAACCATCCCCAAGTGCCATTGATATAAATTGGATTAAGTGGTTATCGGTATGAGATTGATTAGCTGTGTAAGTAGTCCAGGGGCCAGAAGAAGACCACTCTCCTGTACTATAAGTATTGCTACGGTCTGTGTGAGAAATTATACACCCAATATTGCCTTTACTTTCTGGAGCAACTAAACCAGAAATAACATCAACAACAGGACCAGCACCAAATACTAGGTTACCTGCTCCATCTGTTTTCATGAATTGGCCATTTGTGCCATCTGATGTAGGTAGTGTGAAAGCAGCACCACCTGATTTTTGAAATTGGTCTACAACAATTTTAGACATAATTTATTCCTTAATTAAAGAGTGCAAATCCATTTGGATTCAACACGAAATGATAAGCGTTTGGAGCAATAGTATATACCGTTGCGCCAGAAAGAGTTAGTGTAGACATACTAAAAGTCATCTTGTAAGAACCTAAAGTTTTATCAGTACTAATAGTAGCTACTAGTGGTAATTCATTTACACTTATACCTCCTACTGCAGTATTCGTATAAGAATTTGCAGAGGTTAGCGTAGCAGCATCACCTGCATCAATGTAGGATTTAGCTGCATTCTGAGAAGGTACTAATACATTTGAAGTACCTAAAGCAACGTTTGTACTAATAATACCAGTTGTTGAAGCGGCAGTTTTAGTATCTACATAAGTTTTTACAGCATATTCTGTTGGAACTGCAGTATTAGAATTACCTGACAATGCGCCATCACTAGAGAACTCATTAATAGTTTCACCTAATTGTGCACCAATAGAGCCAAGCTTAAGAGAGGTTAAACCAGCTAAATCGAAAGCATTAGCATTCAAGGTTGCACGGCCAGTAGCTTGATCAATACGGAAATATTCACCAACCCTAAAGTTACCATCTTGGTCAGTACTTACATAGTATACACGACCTGGATAGGCTTCATCAGTTTCATTACCTTGAGCTGCAGGTTGTGTTGGAACTCCTGGATAGTTAGTTGTTACTACACCACCAGTACCAATGCTTAAGAAGTCATGACCAGTTAAACGAATCTGACTATATTGTCTACGCATAGTAACTACTGAATCTGCTGGAGAACCATTTGGTTTCTCTTGTGCAAGAATCAATACAATTTCACTACTTGAGTTTGTATAAGTCCCTGATACACTCTGAATAACATAAGAGAATATATCACCTGCAATAGAAATACTAGATCCTGGCTTTGGTAATGCTGTTAATCCATTTACGATTAATACAAAACCTTTTTGATTCTCTAATCCACCAGTATTAACACTACCAGTACCACCACTTGTAAAAGTTAATGCTTGACCTGCTGTAAATGTACCTGTAGTATTCTTTACATAAACTTTATCAGCAGAATATTGTACGTTAGTAACTATACCTGTACCTGATGGGCCTGTAACAGTATCCCCTACATTAATAGCACCACCACCATACTGGAAGTTTAATTGTTGTCCAAGTAAAGTACCTGTTAATGCTGATTCACTAAGGTCAAATCCACGAGAGGTAGCACCCCATGTACCATAGCTATTATTACCATTTAATGCACGGATAAATCCACCACCTGAAGCAGTATATCCAAAATAGCAGTAGTATGTAAAGCAAGATACAATTTCAGACTTACCACCATCTTTAACCCAATAGCCAATACCATTATCAGAAATAACAGTGTAGCCGTGGAAAATCATAGTCTTAGCGCCTGTTGCATGAACAGAACCATCAATCAAAGCACCAATACCACCAGAACCAATAAATGAACATTCAAGTACATATGGTGATTTGTGTGTAATAGGGCTAGCTGGATTCAATCTAACAACAACGCCTTTAATAGTAGACGTAGTAACATCTGATGGTGTAGTACCACCAGGAGTCCAACCTGTCATGCCTCTAAAGGTCATCTTATTAAGAATAGAACCATTACTCATTAAGAACATCGTTGCTTGTGAGTTTAGAGTAACACCGTCATCACTTAAACCGATTTTAGGTTCAATAACAACTGTACGCTGATTATCTCCTACAATAGCAACGTTAGCTGGAATTGTAATAGGTAACTGCTCATCGTATGTACCTGTTTTAACAAAGATTGTAGAGTTTTCTGGAGCATTATCACAAGCGTATCTAACAGAAGCATATGGAGTTGTTAAATTTTTACCATAGGCTGGTGCATCTACACCATGAGGAGCTACATAGAATACATTAGCTGATTGTGTAGCACCAAGCCAATCTAGATTTATACCATTACCAGTAACAGTTAAACTTTGTCCAGCATCTGTTGCTTGAATTGCAGGTAATACATCTGATCCACCAACAACAAACAATGCCCATTTAGAAGAATCAGTAACAAAAGAAGGACTAGAAGTATGATCTTGAGTTGCTAAATATGCAGAACCAATTGTATCTTTAATTATATCATCTTTTAGATATAAAGTAGAAGGAGCCCAAGTACCTCTCCATCTAACACCTGAGTTAAACTTTTGCCATTTAACTGCTGCTAAGTCAGTTTCAAATGTAGTTGATGCATGAGGAATGAGAGAGATATAAGTGTTGCCACCATGTGAAACTACCTCATCAATACCGTATTCAGTAGTAGTAGCCCAAGTACCTTTGTTCTTAAACCCTGCAACTAGTTTATCCCATGTAGCAGTGGTTGTTGGGTTTGTGTTGCTATTATCAAGCCTAGCTTGGAATAAGCTACCACCATAAGTTATAACTTCACCAATTTTGTATGCAGTTAAACTAGACCATACACCTTGGTATTTTAGACCTGCGTTATAGAGTTCCCAGTATGATGCTGCAGTAGGTAAATTACCAGTTGAATCTTGTAATGCAATGTAAGTGTTTGATCCATAGGTTACTAGATCACCCTTCTTATATGCTGTAGCATTTACATATGCACCCTTAAACAGTGTACCACCTGTAATAGTTTCCCAACTAGCTGTTGTTGTAGGTAGAGTATTAGATTGTTCTTGTTTACTTCTATAAAGCGTATTACCATAAACAACTAAGTCATTTAAATAGTATGTTGTAACTGAGCTATAAGTACCTTGGAATTTAGTACCACTAATTAATAATTCCCATTGCGTAGTATTGGTAGGAATATTACCTGTAGTATTTACTTTTGCACGATAAATATTTGGACCATAAGCAACTAAATC